GAGATAGGCTCCGGTCTCGTGGGCTCGGAGATGTGTATAAGAGACAGGTATAATACGTTTCTTTGGCGGACGATTGGGCGGAAACAAGCGACACGTAAACTTTGCCGGTCTCAGTATTCAGGCCATTTACGTAGAAATAGCCGTAACTGCCCAATACTACAAGCGTGTTCCTACCGGAAGCGCCAAAATTACCACGACACCACAAGTCAGAGGAATACAGGCGATAACTACGTTTATTCGTATAGTCATAGCCCTGGTGGTACATGTCACCGCTGAACCACATTTTCCCGTCCGTTCCGAAGGAAATACCGCCTACGGTCTTTCCTTCACTGTTTACACAGTTTAATGATTTAAAGGAACCGGTGACACCGGTAAGGGTACCGCTGAATTTTCCGTCTACCGCTTCGATAGTACCGTCCTGTAATACCTTAAACTTTGAGTTGACAGTTACAGCCCCTTCAAGTTCTATTCGTTTGGCTTTTATCTTTGCCAGGTCTTCCGTCAGGTTGATATACGTCACCGGATCTTCATAGCCGGAAAGGTCGAATACTGTCGCTTCCTTCAGGTACCAGGTCACGGCCGTATTATAGTCGTTATTCGTCTGGCCGGTTGGTACGTCCTTTGTCAGATAGAAAAAGTTAGTCGTTGAAAAGCTACCGGAGTCGCCGCAAAAAACCTGGTACCGGTATTCTTTCCAGTCACCGGTTCCGGCGTTGTCAGTGATCCACTGGCTACGCCCGTTGTTCCCGGTTGCATTGCTGGCGAAGTTCAGCCGGTAACCTTTAGGAATGTTGGCGGTGAAGCGGGCTTCAAACACGGCGTTTACACGGGTGGGCGTGCTGAAGGTGAACCCGCCCAGGCCGGGGCTGGAATTTCCGACGACCTTCTGAATACGTACCTGGAATACGCCGCTGTTGGCCGCCGTTTCATAGCGGGTGACTGTCACGGTTTCGCCTCCCGAATTGTTGTACCGGGAAATACCGTTCATGCCTTTTACAAACTTCACGTCTTTGTTCAGCGGGTAACCGGTCGCCTTGTTTATCGAAAGCAAAAGGTTACGATCCGTTTGTTCAATGGCCGACCAGTGGCGGTTCAGGGTAACGTTAATGTCGCCTACCGTCCCGTTAAAAGTGTCCGTCAGCACGTAGTTCGTGAATTTCTTTTCCACGGCGTTCATGCGGCTGCCCATGCTGGTAAGACTTCCGTCTATCGCATTTGTTTTATTTACATAAGTGGTTAACGTCCCTTCAGCGGCACTCATACGGTTTCCCAGGCTGGTAGTCGTACCGTCCAGGCTGTTCAACCGAGTAGCGTAAGTTTCCAGCGTTCCTTCCGCCGAATTCATACGTGTGCCCAAGTTGGTAAACAGGCCGTTTGCTTTGTCCTCAAATTTAGAAAACAGTTCCAGTTCCCCTTCAGCCGCTTGCATACGAAGTCCTAAATCAGCGACCGTATTGTTTATATCATCTGTCTTTTTAACGTAAAGCCCCAGCGTTTCTTCCGCCATATCCAAATCAATGCCGATCTGTGTAACGGTTGAATTTATTTTATCGGTCTTTTCGCCCCAAAGCCGTATATTTTCGTTTGCGGCGTTCAGTTCGATACCCAGGTTAGTAACTGTCTTATTAGTGTTGTCTATCCTTTCACCCAGCAAAGCAATTTTTTCGGCAGTCTGTTCAAACTTTGTGCCGACTTCGATTTTAAAGTCTTCCAGCGGACGGTTGGTAAGCGCCAGCACGTCGATATAAACGTCGCCGGTAAACTTCAGCACGAAGTCGCCCACGCCGTCCCAGGTACCGGTATATTCCAGGCTTTCCGTTTCGACGCTTTCCGTCAGTTCTGCCTGAATAAAGGGAAGTCGGCCTTCGCCCTGGGCGGAGCCTTCAAAGCCTACCGTCAGAGTACCGGCGCTTTTACAAATGTATTTGAACGTCAAATATAAAACGCTGGTAGCCGGTTCCGGCTTTCTCACGTCCGCATTTGCTTGACGTATGCCGCTGTTCTTTATGCGCAGCATATTACGGCCGTCCAGGTTGACAATACCGGCGACCTTTTCCTTTTGGGCGTACAGGTTCCGGTTAAACATAAGTAGCTTGCCGCCGGCAGTGTACGTCCGGATCACGTTTTCACGTGCCCAGCCGTCCAAGTTCTCCGTAAATGAAGCGTTCTTCAGGAAGTTGTCCTTCTCGCTCATGTTGTACGTCTTATTCTGCATGTCAACCCGAAAAAGGTTTTCCATCATATCCAGGCGGGTTTGTATATTTTCCCCGTTCTTGAAATGGAATTCACCGATAGCGTACAAGTTTTGAATGAAAGCGCCGAAGCCTTTTAACCAACCGAACCAGGTATTATAAATGCCGGCAAGGTTCCCGACACGGCTTTTAACGGCGTTGTTCGGATCAGTCTTTGCACCGTAAAGCACGTCGATATAAGGAGCGAAAGCGCCCACCGTCGTATTCATTATAATGCCCTTACGGTCGGAATTCGTAAGGTTATCCATGCGAACCAGGACGTCGCCCTTCTTTATGTCGGCTTCGTTCCCGCTGAAAGTGTTGTAGGTAATCCAGTCCAGGCGGTTTTCGCCGTCGCTGTCTGATCCCATGCCGGTAGCGGAAACAACCAGTTCATAATGTTTCGTAACGTTGTAGTCGTTACCGGCGGAAGGACGGCCGCCGAAGCGTTGACATTCCAGGCAATCATCAACCCAAAACGGGTTATAAAGAAGACCGCCCCCGGTATCAAAATATATCTTTTTGTTCTCCAGGTCGACGTGATCAACTTTCATCATACCCGAAAAAACGCTGTTATCCCCTTCGCCCTTCAGTTGGTTTATTATCAACTCAAACACACGGAGCGCCCCCCGGATCGTAACTTCGTCGAATTCGGCGTAGGACTTCTTTTCCTTTGCGCCGGCAACGTTCAGTACTTCACGCATCAGGATAGCCCAGCCTTTACCATTCAGGAACCCGGAAAGAAAGTCCGGCGAATTCACGCTGTCATGGAACACGCCGGCGCCTTTTACGTCGATACCCTTCAGGAAGTGGATCAATTCCCTGGCCGTATCTTCTATGTCTTTCCTTAAATATTTGTCGTCCAGTTCTTCGATGGCCGCTTCTATTTCTTTGTCCGTCCGGAGCGAAGAATAAACGCTTTGATTGCTGGCTTCCAGTTTGTCACCGACACGCAGAATATCATTAAACAGCTTACCGCATACGCCCAGGCCACGCATAAAATTTATATATGCCTTCGCTTCGTCCGGCTGGTTCTTCAGCAAGAATTCACGCATGGAACGACGGGCGGAAAACACGTTATATTCCGAAGGATCGGCGCTGTCCCAGGACTTCAATACCTGAAGTACGTCCTTATTCAGTTGTTCCTTAAAGGCCGCCTGTATTTCGGTAATGTTGTTTTCCATTTTGGAAAGTTTCGTAGAACTGACGGCCAGGGAACACCCTATATTCATTTCCGTGGGGTTGTTCACTTTGCGGCTGATCGATACGACACGGCTGTCCTGGTACCCGCTATCGAAATATTCACTATAAAGGCGGACACGGCGCCCCAGCTTCAGGTTGATTTCTTTTTCCTGGAAATAAATATAGTCGGTCGGCGCTTTATAGACGGCCGTATCGATGCTGTATGTTTTCAGGAATTCGGCGACAGCGTCGGCCAGTTCTTTTTCAGCAAGCCGGTAGTATTCTTCCGGCATACGGATATTATAAAGCACGTAGTCGTTACCGGTGTGCGGGATCAGCCGGCCGCCCGGTAATTGCTGGTTCTCATACGGGTATTGATTTATAATTTCAAACTCCTTTGTGTCATTGTTCCAGTTGACCTCAAAGTCCTGTCCGTTCAGCTCGCCGCTTTGGAACTTCACCATTTTAACCAGGCCGCCGATTTCGTAGTCGTTGGGGTTAAAGGTCAGTCCCGGATCGGTAAAGAAGTAAATTTCCCGTTCTTCGCCTTCGATAGTACGGGCTTCATGGCGCACGACGCCCACCTGGCCGACACGCCGGGGATATATACCGCTGAAGGCCGCTTCTTCGGAATACTCAACGATACCCAGGTCGGTATTCTGTTCAACGTATTGGGCGCCACCGGGAAGGTGCAAACGGCTACTGCCGTAGGTTTTAGAGTCTATATTCCGGGTGCTGCCGATTGGGTACAACCTTGTAAAGAACGGGGCGTTATCGTTGCTGTCCTTACTAACGTTCAGTAAGCCCATGCCATAGCCCAGTTCTAACATGTCGCCATGCTCGCAGCGGCAAAGGTTCAGCGTGTAGCCTTCCACCCACCATTCGGTTTTCGTGGCTTCAGCGAGTTTTCCCAGGCCGTCAAAGCATGAAACACAGTCGTATTCTATGTTCACGTTTGCACTGTCGACTACCTGGCCGATAGCCCATACGTCGGAACCGGTGATACGGTTCATGTTATCCACGAACAACTGTAAATGTTGCGCCGGGCTGTCATTCAGGGAAAAGGCGGTGGAATTGTCACCGTCGACCATTTTCAGAACAAGGGCTTTTTTTAGCTTCGACTCAATGCCGTAGAACTTCACGTCGTACTGGTATTCAATAGAGGACTTTTTTACCGGCCGGTAGTTCTTCAGCAACCAGTAACGTTTCCCCAGGAAGTCCACGTAATCGTTCACCTTCAAACGGATATATTCGTAGTGCGTGAAGGAAAGCGTCAGGACGGTGTCCGACATCAGTTCTTCATTCGTAGCAGCACTATCGGCCGGTGACACGGTCGCCCGGATAGTTCCGTTTTGTTTATAGATGTTTATTTCCATTTGAACGATATTTGAATAGTGTTTGAATACTCTTTAAAGGGTGGGAACGGGTTCCCTGAATTTTACTTTTATCTTGCCGGCGACCGTCGTACCGTCCAGCGGCGTAAGCTGGTCGTAACCTGTACTTTCTTTGTAATACATGCGGTACGTTTTACCCAGTTCCGGCAAGCGGACATTCAGCCAGCCTGATTTCAATAAGCCCAGGAAAGCCTGGTAGTTTTTGATAAAGCCGGCTTTCCCGTTCCCGGTAATGGCGAACTGAAGGGTTACGTCCCTGGCTTCAAAGGCCGGGGTTAGTTTGTCCGGTAGCTTTTCCCCGTCCTGTTCCCGGAATGAAACGGCCGTGTAGGCTTTCATCTTCGGGGGTGTAAGCAGGGCGGCGTAATTCGTGTTATCACCGGCCTTGTCTTCAGTCAAAAAAGCGCCGCAAGTCTTATAGACGTCGTCGTCATTGATATATAAAAGTCCTTCCAGTATATCCATATTATTGTGTTTTAAGGCCGTCCCGGCGGATTGTTTCTATATCCGTGGCGATGGCTTTTAGTTTCTCATTACAGCCGGCCGTATTTTCGGCTATTTCTCTCACGTAGTCCGTACATTGGTGCATTTCGTCGCTTATGTACAGGACGTTTTCGTCGATGCTGGCGTCGTGTTGCTGGACGGAAGTAAACAGTCCCTTCAGTTCGGTACCGGTTTCCTGATCCATCGTTTGAAAGGTGCCGGCCTTTCCGCTTTGCTGACTTCCGTCCTCGTTCTTCCAAAGGTTGAAGCCACGCTTCGCAGCTTCATCCTTCCAGTTCTCCATAAATTCTTGTGCCCGATCCATATCCTGACCTACACCGGCATAAAAGTCGCCCATGATGTTCATGGCGTCTTTTGCGATCTGTTCTTCAGACTTCCCGCTTCCGTAGGCTTCTTCCAGTTGTTTCTGTAACTTGTCGAACTTGCCGGCAAAGAACAAACTGTATGCAATCTGACGGCCTAAGTTTTCAAGCACTTCAGCACCTTTGTCGCCGAAGTCCGTCCAGGCATCGCTACCGGTCTGAATAGCGTTTACAATGCTGTCCATCATCCCGTCGCCCAGGCTTCCGAACGTGTCGGTCAGGTAGTCCCGAAGGGCTTGCTGGGCTTCGTCGGCCTGTTCCTGTAAATCAATCAGGCTTTGCAGCAAAGCCTTGTTTTCGTCCGACATGGTTTGCGTGTTGATAATAGACTTCGCACGCTCCATGTTCAGACGGTTTTCCCCGTCGATCAGGTCAGGATATACTTGCAATACGCCCGTATAAATGTCTTTTCCTTTACCCCAACCGAATAAACCGGTTTTCTTGTGGCCGGTCTTAACGGTGACGTTATAAAGTCCCCGTATTCCCTGTTCATAGGCCGCCTTTTGCTTGTTGAATTCGTCCAGGCTGCCCTTCAGGTTAAAGGGGTTGAGTCTCTTTTCGGGGGCTTCACCTTTCAGTTCGTCCTTATATGCCTGTATGGCGTCCCGGTACACCTGTACAGCCCTGGCCGCTTTGGCGATGGACTGTTCGCCGAAAATGTTTTCGGCTTCCTTCATCAGAAGGTTTTGCTGAAGTAACAGCAGGTTATATTCCCGCTGCATTGCCAGTTTATTAGCGGCGACTTCGGCCAGGGCTTCCTGGTGACGTTTTTCAGCGGCGGCGCCCATGCTGAAAATGGCGGTCATTACCTGAATGGCGGCGCCGACGATAGCCAGGATAACGGACGCTTTTTCCACGGCCGATATACTTTCGGCGGCACCTACGCCCAGCGCCTTGATACCGTCTATCATGGCGATTGCACCGCCGGCGATATTACTTGCCGCCTGAAGGGCTTCCTTCGTGCTGTCGTCCAGGAAGTCCATACTGTTAATCATGCCGTCAATTTCGGCCTTACAGCGTTTTATGGCGGTAGAATTCTTTTTCCACTTCTTAGCGTCGTCCGGCGCCTTCGTTTCGTTTTCGGCCTTTACGTACTTGATTTCATCCTTCAGGGCGGCCACTTTGGCACGGGCGACGGCTGTTTCTTTGGAGTCCTTACCGCTTGTTTTCTCGCTTTCGGCAAGCGCCTTTTCCGCCTTATCCAACGTGTCGTATAATTGGTTCAGGCTCATGCTACTAATTTGCGACATAAGCGCCTGGAAGTAAACGTCCTTTTCAGCGTACACACGGTCAAGTTCGGACAGGTTGTCATTCTTCACCTGTTCGGCCTGAATGATAGCTTCCTGTATCTGGCCGTCGACGTCGGCGTTATCCGCCGTGTTGTTCTTCAGGTCGTAGTATTTTTCCTGAAATTCGTGCAGCATTTCACCGGCGGAACCGTCGGCATCGACACCCACCGAAATAACTATTCCTTTGGTGTCGGCGGCCAGCAAGTCGTCGGCGCCGTTCAGGACATTGTCGACATAATCCTGAAGTTCCTTTTCCGAAAGAACGGTTCCGTCCGGAAGAATAGGCGTAACAAGGATTTCCGTTTGCTTCCCGTCGGCGTCCTGAATGCCATACTGGGAAGAAAAGACGGTGGCGATACCTTCGCCCGCATCCTTCCAGCCGGCGGCTACCAGTTTGGCGGCGTCAATTTGGGGACGGGCAAGCAAATCAACGTTACCATTTCCGAAAGCGGCGTTCATTTCGTCACCTATCTTTTTAAGACGGGCGGCGGACGTTTGCGCCTGAAGTTTGGCAATGTCGTCCTGGGCTTTCTTTTCAATGTCAAGACGTTGCTGGGCGAAGTTCCGGTAAGGTTCCAGTAACTTCTTCAGGCTGTCCTGGCGTTCCTTCAATTCCTTTTTATCCAGTTCTTCCAGTTGCTTGTCATACAGTTGGGCGGCCTTTACTTTTTGAACGCCGGCCTGGTAGGCTATTTCCTCTTTTTGTTCCGGTTTAACCTTAACGCCGGCTTTCTTCAGTTTATCATACAGCGCCAGGCGGTCTTTTTCCTCTTTTTCGATCCGTTGCTTTTCCTTCTCGAATTCCAGCTTTGCCTGGGCACGCTGTTTGTCGTACCCTTCCTGTCTTAACGCCAGGTTTTGTTCTTCGATTTTTAAACGGGCTTTAGCTTCCAGTTCCGCCAGGTTGTTAGTCGGTTTTTCCTTCGGCGTCTTCGGATCAGGAACGTAGTCGCCCAGTTTGGTCTTTTTCTTTAAGGCCATCAGGTCATCCTGAAGTTTGGCCGCTTCGTCCAGGTAAGCCTGGCGTTCTTCTTCGGCGGCTTTGACGGCCGCTTCTTTTGCTTCCTTGTTGTGCTGGTTTATCAGCTTTTGGGCGTCTATCTGACCGTGTGACTCGCCTTGTGCCAGGTATAGCCCCATTTTGGAGAACCAGCCCATAGAACCTTCCACGTCGTCTTCAGGCGTGGCTTTTACCTGGGCAACCTTTTCGTCAGCTTCAACGGCTTTGTTTACCAAACTTTGGGCTTTGGCCTGAAGGAACAGCATTTGAATATAGTCTTCCCCCTTTTCCTGAAGAACGTCGTACCATTCGGCAATGGTTTTGTAATAGCCGAAGGTTTCGCCGTACTTCCTGTTCAGTTCTTCGACCTTGCTTTTCTCCTGTTCCTTCGTCCCGGTGAAGTCCTTCAGGGAACGTTTGGTATTATCTATTTCGACACGGGCTTTTATCATTTCAGCCCGGCCGTTCTTTTCTATGTCGACCATTTCGGCGGCCTTTTCGGCGGCTTTGGCCTGGGCGTCGGAATATTTGTTCCAGGCAATGACAAGCCCGGTAACAACCAGGGAAAGCCCCAATGTCAACGTAGCCATTAAGGCAGTAGCGGCGGCGTTGGAAATTCCCAGGGCGGTAGCCAGCCGGACGTTGGCGGCGGTAAGCATATCCTTTGCACGGGCAACGGTTACAAGGCGGAAGGCGGAGTCTTTATTCAGGGCGTTCATTACTTGCTGTAAACCCATCGTAATAGCCATTACAGACTGTACTTTCGTCTGTATCTTTATCAGGTCTTCGTTCTCTGAAGCGAAAACACCTATTACACCGGTGGCGACGGTGAACCCGCCGGCCAGTCCGGACACGCCGGACATAACGCCCTGAAGCCCGGCGTCGTCATGTGCAAGGATATTCGTTTGCGTCCGAAGGTCGCCGATCGTGTCGGAAAGGTTCGCAGCTTCAGCGGCCATCTTTCGATATTCCGGGGTGGTTTCCTTTCCTTCCAGGCGCATCTTTGCCATAGCGTCTTGCATTTCACGAAGCTGCATAGAAAGACGCTTTCCTGAAGCACGGGTTTGTTCGTACTCCTTTTCAACACCGGCCAGGGCGGCCTTTTCTTCGTCCAGGACTTTCTTACAGGCGATAATTTCTGCCTTCATTTCAGCCTGGGCGGTGCCCGGTGCCAGTTTGGCGTATTGCTTTTCAAGGTCTTTTAAGTCACTTTCTACCTGTTTGATAACGGCCTTCTGTTCGGTGATCTTCGCCTTTACCTGGTCGGCCGACTGGGTAACCTTGTCACCTAAAGACGTGGCGGCCTGGCCGGCTTTATTCAAGCCGTCAGATAATTTGTCACGCATCAGAAATTCAATCTCAACAGGTTTCATATTACTTTAATTTTGATTGGAAATACCCCAGGGCACCGCTACCCCGGCCTTTTTTCTTTGGTTCTTTTTCTTTGCCGGTGACGTAGCGAACAGCGTCGGCCGACATCATAATCAATGTTTGATAGTTTACTTTCCACATGATATAGTGCAGGTTCCACCCCGTAGCGGTGGCAATCTGCCATATTACACCGAAGGGGCTATGGCTACCGACTACCCGGCTGTTTAACTCCCCTTTTTTTCTTTTTGGCTCAGTCTCGGACGTAGCGGGTTCGCTATTTCGCTCGATCTGATAATATTCATAAAATCCTTAGTCCCTAATAAGGTGATAAAACGAAGGTTGGCACCCTGAACAAAAGCGTCCGGAACAAACCAACGGATAAACCAGGCCATGAAGGGCGAAAGGAACCAACCGGAAAAGGCACCCCGGCAAATGGTTAGGGCTATCATTTTACTGATCCGCTTGCCATGTTTCGCCAGGAAAACCATTTCTTCGTGTTTGTTGAAGGCTTTCATTTCTTCGTAGGTGAAGCCGATTTTCAGGTAGTGCCGGGCAATCCTTATCTGATTACCCAGGCACGGCCGTTTCATTGTCATGCGGGGTGTGAAGCGCTTACCGGTAAAGGGTATCTTTATCTCTTTAATAGGTAGGGAGACGCCAATGTCCAGCAGGGCTTCCGCCGCTTCCAGTTCTACATTCATAGGTTACAACTTTACGCCCCGGCACCTTCCGGTATGTCCTCAATAGTAAAGGGAGCGCTGCCGTCGGCCGGTTCCGCAATACTTAGTTTACACTTGATTTTGGAAACGGAAGTAAGGTTCAGGTTACCGCCTATGTAAGCAGACAGCAAACAGTTCGGGATCGTGATACGCTGACCGCTGTCCGTGTCGATAACAGCTTCGCCGGTCACTTGTACCAACTTTGAAGGCGCCGTCCAGCCGGTAACAGCTTCGCCGGTCTTCTTCAGGGCGCCGCCCATTGTCGCCATCAGGTTTTCAGGGCTTAACTGGATCAGGTCAAAAGCCGGTTTGATTGTACCGTTTGATTTCGGGATAATTTTCACCGGATAGCCTTTTTTCTGTGCGGCACGGATTTCGGTTGTTTCGCCTTCCTGGCCGCCCCAGTCGAAGGAGTCTTCTTCAATAAATCCCAGGGACTTTTTATTGAACTTGAATTCGTCCAGGCCATACATTAAATTTTGTTCGTCTCTTTCCATTATAAGTTCTTTCTTTTAAAAATGATTATTACTATCAGTGTCAATATAACCCCGGCTGTAAAACCGATTGAACACCATTTGAACACTGTTTGAAAGGTGTTTTTCTTTATCTCCGTGACCTGTCGGTCGGTGTCGTTACGTATGCGGGTAAGCTCCTTTTCGTAGCGCTCACACTGTACCTGAAGACTGTCACAGGTGGCCGACACGTAAACCGTGTCGCCTACGGCTTCCACTTTTACGCCCGCCTGGCCTTTCTTCTCACTGAAGGAAGCGCCGGGCGGTAAGCTATGGAGGCTCTGTGTAGGTATCTTCAGTTCCACCTTCGACAGCGGTATCGGTATGTTTATCACCTGTCGGACTTCTTTCAGTAGGACGCTGTCTGTGACCGCCCTGGCGCTTTCGGTCATTTTCTTCGTACTTCCGCAACTCGTAACGGACAGGGCAATCAGCATAATGCTTGCAAGTGCTAACCATTGACATAGCCCTTTCCAGCCGGGAAATGACACGATATAATTTTCTGTTTTCATCCTGTAATTTTTCTAATGTTGTTTGTAAGTCCTCGCTGATGGACTTGTAGTAATCAAAGATTTCTTTTTTCTGCCTGGTGTTATTTACCTTCCGGTTTACGAACCATGTACCCAGCGAAAACAGGCAACCGGAAGAAATAAAAGTAACCAGGAAGTCAAACCATGTGTACATGTTCTTTCCTTTCATTATTTAGTTAGTAACTCCCAGCCGGCGTTCACGTCCGCCATGTTGGCCGGTACCCCGTTTTCGACCTTGCTCATGGCTGCCGCAATACGACACATAAGGTTCCGGTCGTTGATATTCACCGGGGCGTCTGCCGGAATACCGGCACCGGCGCAAACAGCCCGGATATAGTTGTCCGTGTGGTTTTCAGAAGGCGGTGCCCAGCGGTTTATCATTTGGCGAAGGGTTTTACAGCCGTTCAGCCTGGAATAATTTTGCAGCAGCTTCAGCATGGCACGGTAGCCGTAGGCCATACTGGTAAACTGTTTAAAGGCCGCATCGGTGGAAGGGGTTTTCTCCCCTTGCCACACGGTCGGGCTTTTCCGGATATTACCCGGATTGTTATTTCTAAGTCCCCGGCTCATATCAGTTTCCGTCTTCTTCGTCGATATGCTGGATTGCTGCCTGTTCAGCGACGCTTCCGGCGTCCGGATCAGTGCTGAACCACTTCTTGCCGTTGAAGTACAGGTCGACAGTCTTACCGCCGCCGATCATCACGTCGGCAATAGTGATCGTTTTGTCGGCTGACTTATTAACCACTTCCAGGCGGGCGCCCAGCATGGCTTCATCGTCCCCGACAATGTTCCAGGAAGCGTCGGCAGTGGGGGTTGCCTCAATGGTGGAAGAATAAGCGGAAAGGGTTACCGTAGTACCTACCAGCTTGGCCTTCGCCTTTGTACGGGTGTCTAACAGGACGACTTCTTCACCGAAAGCGGTGTTCGTGTCGGCCATCATTAACATCTTGAAGAAGTAGAGTTCGCCGGCATTTTCCAGCTTGTCAATCTGGATCACTTCCATATCATCCACCAGGTTCACGCAGCCCCAAAGGTTCGTGTCTAAGTCCATCGTGGCGATCGTGCCCATGATAACGCCGTCAGGCCATTGCGCCAGCGGTATGATAGTAGTGTTCTTGAAACGTTGGGCATTCTGATCCGTCCAGTTGGCGCCTTTGGCGGTTTGGGCGGTCAACTCGTTATCATAAGTATCGGCGTCATTTACGCTCATGACATACTTAAAATTCGGGTTGTTACGCAGCACTTCGGGCGTAGCCTGGCGGACTGCCATCATACGCTTAATCATGCTTGTTTCGGCTGTCTTTACACGGATAACGTCAGGATCGGAGAACACACGGGTAAGCACGCCGTCGAACAGGTGGTCGTCGTCGTTAATGTCATTGACATAAATGCCGTTAATGAAATGGTAGCCCAGTTCAAAGTTCACGACTTTTGCCATTTCGGAAAGCAGCAGGTTCTGACCTTCGGGCGGCAGTTCAGCAAAGACAAGGTTACCCTTCGGCTGGAAGGGGCGCCAAATCTTTTCAAAGGTACGGGGGTTGAAGGTGGTAAACGCCATAAATTCTTGGGGAACCAGTGCCTTTTCGTCGTAGTTGAAAGTTCCCTTTGCGTCGGACTGTTTCGGCATTTCTTTACGCTTCTGAAGCATCTTTCCCGTTTTCATGCGGGGGATAGAAAACTTCTTTGTGATATTCGGTTCGATGTGGATCAGACCTTTCTGCACAAGTTCGTTACCGGTGGCGGCTTTGGTGAGGATTTTTTCTAATACTTCACCGTCGTAATTAGTGTTAATAAGATTAATTGCCATATTGTTTTCTCGTTTTTAATGGTTACACGGTATATCCGTTTTTCTTACGGATGTTTGTCATTTCTTCATCCCAGGCACTGGTTCCACCGGCGGCAGGCTTATGAAGGTTATTCATTACACGACGCTTTGCCGGTAATGCTTTGAGGGCGGCTTCGCCATTTTCACGGTCAGCCTTCAGGAGCGCCTTATACGTGGCTTTCTGTGGTTCAGTGATACGGCCTTCGTCAAAGGCTGTCTGTACCAGGCCGTCGATTTCCGCTTCAGCATCGGCGGCGGCTTTGTCCTGGAAGACTTTCAGGTCTTTCTTCAGGGTTGTTACTTCGGTCGTAAGACCGGTCACTTTTCCGGCTTCGGTTTCCAAATGGGTAATTTGGCGAAGCACGTCTTCATCCGTCGTACAGTCTTTGAACGCCGGACGTTTTCTAAGTTCTTCTAAATTCATTTGATTTTCTGTTTGTGACTGGGTTTTCAGTCGGTTATTGAATATAGTGTACACGTCGTCGGGCGTTGAGTCTTCCGGGACGCTTTCTTCTATGTCATACAGGCCGTCAATAAGACCGGCGTCAAGGGCTTGCTGGGCGGTCAGCCAGTGATCCTTCCCGTCGAAGTAGGTAGCCTTTATTTCATCAACTGTTTTTTTAAGACGGCCGGCAAGCATTTCGGCCAGGGTGTTTTCCAGTGAGTCAATGTTACGGATCACTTCTTCCAGTTCGGCCTTGTTACCGTATGCCCCGCCCTGGATGCTGTGAAGCATCAGGCGGGAAAAACGGCTCATGTAGACAGGCTTCCCGCACAAGGCGATAACGGAAGCCATGCTGGCGGCAATGCCGTCGATATAAATAGTAATGTTGGCTTTGCTGTTACGAAAAGCGTTGAAGATAGCAATGCCGGCGTACACGTCGCCGCCGTTGCTGTTGATACGGGCGTCTATATTGGCGTAGCTGGCTTCCATTTCCAGCAGTTCCCTGGTGACGTCACCGCTACGAACCTTGTCGTAGTCTCCTATATCCCCGTACAGTAATATACAGGCGGCTTCCTGGCCGGGTATCATATTAAAAAATCTATCCATTTGCAAAACGTTTTTTAGGTTCATTTTTGGCGAGTTCCCCGCCCGTTTACTTCGCAAAATTGAGTCAACTTTTACCGTTTTGCAAATCGCATGCGCATGATAACGCTTTATAAGTGAATGATATAACTATAAAGTTGTATGATGCGCCCGCAGTTTTTTTTTGAGTCATTTATATGACAATTTTGCACATATAAAGTAAGACGTATATGGCAGATTTAACGAATAAACAAAAGAAGGAATGGGCGGGTATGCTCTACCTGAAGGAGAACCTGACGCAACAGGAAATTGCGGATAAGGTCGGGGTAAGCCGGATCACTGTAAACAAGTGGATAAAGGCCGAAATGTGGGAACAGCAAAAGACCGGGATCACGCTTACAAGGGAAAGCGTAATCGGTAACCTGTACCGCCAGGTGGCGGAGATTAACCGGAATATAGACGGCCGGAAGGAAGGGGAAAGATACGCAACTTCAAAGGAAGCGGACGCCCTGGTAAAACTGGCGGCGGCCATTAAGAAAATGGAAACCGATACCGGGATAGCCGACATTATAAGCGTAGGAATGCGTTTTATAGAATTCTTGCGGCCGGTGAACCTGGAACTGGCAAAGGACGTCACACGCATGTTTGACCTGTTCGTGAAATCAAGCATAAAGCAATAAGGCCATGAAGCAGGAAGAAAGAGACGCCATCAGGGATTGGGAAGAATACAAGCAAAGTATATACTGTTCCACCGAAGTCGATCCGACCATGTCGCCGGCTGATATAGAAAAACACCGGCTTCACCTGGAAGCGCACCCGGTCGAATGGATAAAGTTCTTCTTTCCCAAATACGCAAAGTATGAATTCGCCCCTTTCCATGTGAAAGCGATTAACCGTATCATCGGGAACCCTGAATGGTACGAGGTGTTAAGCTGGAGCCGGGAACTTGCGAAAAGTACCGTCTGTATGTTTATCATTATGTTCCTGACACTCACAAAAAAGAAAAGGAACGTCGTACTGGCAAGTAACAGCGTAGACAATGCCGAACGCTTGCTGGCACCCTATAAGGCCAACCTGGAAGCGAACCAGCGTATCAAAGCGTATTACGGCGACCAGGTGAACCTGGGTAACTGGACGGCAAGGGAATTCATAACAAAGGACGGCGCCGCTTTCCGGGCGCTGGGTGCCGGTATGTCCCCACGTGGTAGCCGTAACGAAGAAATACGCCCGGACATTGAGGTCATGGACGACTTCGACACGGACGAAGCATGTAACAACCCGGACACCATAGAAAAGAACTGGAACTGGTTTGAAAATGCGCTTTATCCTACACGTTCCATCAGCGAACCCACGCTTATACTTTGGTGCGGTAACATTATCGCAAAAGACTGTTGTATCACCCGTGCCGGCAAAATGGCCGACCACTGGGACATTATCAATATCAGGGACGACAAAGGGAAGTCTACCTGGCCGCAAAAGAACACGGAAGAAATGATCGACCGTATTCTGTCAAAAATCAGCATGAAAGCCCAGCAGGGCGAATATTTCAATAACCCGGTATCTGAAGGGAAGGTATTCAAAAACCGGACGTTCGGGAAAATTCCTTCCCTGAAGAAGTTCCGGTTCCTGGTCGTGTATGGTGATCCCACCCAGTCGGAACAAAAAGGGAAGGCGAAAAACAAGAAGGGTTCCCGGAAGGCTGTATGGTTGTGCGGCGAGATTGACGACGTGCTGTACATTATCAAAGGGTTTATATTCAAAGGGACAAACGCTGATTTTATAAACTTTTACTTTGTGCTTCATAAATGGGTGGGTAACCGGTGCCCGGTATATCATTACATAGAAAACAACTCTATGCAAGATCCTTTCTTCCAGCAAGTATTCAAGCCACACCTGGCAAAGCACCGGATCACTACCGGCGTAAATATAACTATTACACCGGATGAAGAACGGAAGACCGACAAGGCCGTCCGTATTGAAGCCAACCTGGAACCGATGGATAGGGAAGGCCGCCTGATTATGAACATAGACGAAAAGGAAGAACCGAACATGGCCGAATTAAACAACGAGTTCCAATATTTCGACATGGCTTTAAACTATCCGGCCGATGGCATCGACTGCATCGAAGGCGCAAAGCGTGTCATTGAAAACAAGTTGCAGGAACTTACGCCGGCGACGGTCATACCGGCAAAGTCTATGCGGAAATTCAATAAATACAGAAGATAGTTATCACTTTAATACAAAGAATATATGGGAAGATTTATTTCAAAAGAAGACTTCGACGCCACCGTTCACCGGGATATACTGGAAGCTGTCACACGCCAGGATGATGCGGTAGTCGAAATTTGCGCCGACCGGGCTATCAGTGAAATGCGCTGTTACCTTTCCGGACGCTACGACTGTGACGCTGTATTTTCCGCCACCGGCAAAGAAAGGAACCAGCTTGTACTTATGATGCTGACCGATATGGCGGTCTATCACCTGTTTTGTATTCACAACCCTACGAAATTGTCGCAAATGCGAAAAGACCGGTATGAACGGGCGGTGGAATGGTTGAAGGCTGTACGCCGGGGCGACATATCCGTCGACGGGCTGCCGCCGGTACAAAAGTCACCGGAAGAAGTGACAGCCAGTTCACCTTATCAAATGCGTAGTAATAAGAAACGTCGAAATCATTTTTAATCATGGCAAAGAAAAAGAAATACAATAAAATAGCCGTTACCGGGAACGTGGGACGGCAACCGGACAGAACCGGAACAAAAACCATCATACTAACCCAAACCCGCCGGGGTAACATTGATATAGGCGACTATATGACAGCCTTAAAAGCGGCTGAAAATGTGGACTTCCCTTGCTGGTCGAAACTATATGATATTTACGAAGACATTCTAACGGACGGGCACCTTTCAGCCGTCATACAGAAAAGGAAGTCGCCCATCCTGAACACACCGATAGAGTTCAAGCGTAACGGCAAGGTGGACGAAGAAATCGGCGTACAACTCCGTTCGCCCTGGTTCCGTAGTTTCCTTTCTGACCTGGCAGATACCGTTCAGTGGGGAACTTCTACCTTCCAGTTCTTCAGGAACGGGGAATGGCTGGGTTATGACCTGATCCCCAGGAAACACGTAAACCCTATCAAGCGGATCATATTACGCCGGCAGTCGGATATAACCGGCGACAGCTTCGACGAATACGCCGACCTGGTTACTATCGGCAATCCCCGTGACCTGGGTATTTTAGCGAAGGCCGCCCTGTATGTTATTTACAAGCGCAATGCAACGGCGGACTGGGCGCAATTCATAGAGTTATACGGGCATCCACTGAAAGAAGGCATATATGACGGCTGGGACGAAGACTCACGTACCAAAATGACCGACGACCTGTTCAACATGGGGGGATCGGCGGTAATTGTACACCCAAAAGGTACGGAAATAAAGATACACGACGCAGGTAGCAAGTCTGCCAGCAGCGACCTTTATAAATCCTTCGTACAATATTGTAACGACGAACTTAGCAAGCTGGAACTGGGTAACACCCTGACAACTGAAGCCGGCGACACAGGCACCCAGGCTTTGGGTACCGTCCATCAGAGCGTGGAAGATAAAATCGAACGGGCAGACCAAAAGATGATCCTGGATGTTCTGAATTATGAACTGACGGACATATTCACCAATTTAGGTATGAATACGGCCGGCGGTGAATTCTCGTTCGTGGTACCGCAAAATAAAGACCTGTCGGCACGTGTGCAAATTGATATGCAGCTTAAAAACATGGGGCTGCCTATTTCCGACGACTATCTATATGAAACGTATGGCATTGAGAAGCCGAAGAACTACGAGGAACTGAAGAAAGCGAAGGCCGCTTTAACGCCCGATCCTGTTAAACCTGAAGAAAAGAAAGAACCTGAAGACGGTACAGAGGAAGAAGACAAGGAAACGGGTAAAGACGACAGCCCGGAAGAAAAAGTCGACAAGAAAAAGGATAAGTTTTGGAAAAACTTCTTTTCCGGCCTTTCCGGTTTTTTTCCGGACGCCCCCGACAAAGGCAAGGGGGCGGGTTTAGAGTTTTAATGAATAACCTTTACCGGGGAGCCTATGAAGCCAAACCGGTAGAAAGCAGCTTCAACTTTGACGACGCCGCACTAAAGAAAGCCCTGAAGCGGATTTATGAAAAGGACATCGACGTAATGAATGACATCGAAGAAAACCTGTTTAATGCGGTGTTTGAAACCATGTCCGGCGCCGTTGAAGAAGGTTTCGGGGTTCCTGAAGCTGGTGATCCGGACGAAGCCTTTTATAAGGCGCTGAAGGAAGATACAGCGGTATTTGCGGCATTTAAAACCCACCGCTGGCAAAATGATATTGCCGGTCAGTTACTCGACGAAAAAGGGCGTCTGAAACCTTACGAACAGTACCGGCGTGACGTTGACGACCTGATAAACCCGCAACACAAGGAACAATGGCTGAGGACTGAATACGATATGGCTATTACCAGGGCAAGGATAGCCGCCGACTGGCAACAGTTTGAACGGGAAAAAGATATTCTTCCGAACCTGGAATGGGTGGAAAGTACCAGCATTACCCCAGGAGAGGATCACATGATTTTTTGGGGGGTGATTGCGGCCATAGACGACACCTTTTGGAATGAACACCGCCCCGGTGACCGGTGGGGATGTAAGTGCGGGCTACGTTCAACGGACGAACCCTGTACAGAAAAGCCGGATGTTCCGACCGTAACAAAAGCGGATGATCCGGCGCCGGGGCTGAAGGGGAACCCAGGCGTAACCGGGGAACTATTCAGCAGGGATCATCCGTACATGACGGACGCATATAAAGGCGCTGAAAAGGCTGTAAATACATTGCTGACGGCGTTAAAGAAAGAACAGGAAATCAACATTAAAAAACAAAAAGGAAATGGAACTGGAAACACTAAGAAAGGCAAATAGCATCAGGGAAGCAATAGGCTGTTACCATGCAACACTGGAAAAGGTAGATAAGGCCATCGAACAAACCGGCGGCAAATATCCGGTATTTACAGAATTACGTTCGGGTTGCTGGGATGAAAGAATAAGCGTCGGGGACTTATTTTCAGGGAATGAAATTCTGTCCGTTTACCGGGAACGCCTGGCGGCAAAAATCAAATGCCTGGAAGCGGAATTTGCCGCCCTTTAAATATCATTCAAACACTATTCAAATACCGTTCAAATGGATATTAAAGAGTTTACCAGGCAGATACAGGCAAAGAAGCGGGAACTGTCCGACCTCATGCGCCGGAAAATGCCGGTTCACGCCGGCCGGCTGGCAAAGAACCATTACCAGGACAACTTCAGGAAAGGGGGCTTTGTCAATGGGGGGCTGCACAAGTGGCCGAAGTCCCGCCGGCTTTCGTCCGGAGGAAAAGACGCCGCCAGTAACTACGGTACATTACTAAGCAGCCGGAATATGCTTTTCGGCGCTATAAAGTACGTTCCTGGCGATAGCAAGGTAAAAGTAAGTAATGACCTGGTGTACGCCCCGGCTCATAACTGGGGCGATACCCTTCACCCGACCGTTACGCCCAAAATGCGGCGTTTTGCCTGGGCGAAGTATTACCAGGCCGGGGGCGGACAGAAAAAGGGCACAGAGGGCAAAGAAAAGGCCAAAAACGACGAACCGGCGGAAGCATTGAACTGGAAAAAGTTAGCGCTGACGAAAAAAGAAAAGTTAGACGTTAAAGTTCCCCAGCGCCAGTTCTTAGGGGAAAGCGCCGAATTATCCGAAAAGATTGCCAATAAGACAGAAACAGAAATTCGTAAAATCCTAAATTCATAATGACATGGAAGATTTATTTTTAGCTATCCAGGAGCGTATCGCTCTAAAAATGCCGGAACTGTCCCTGGTGGACGAAGATTACGGCCAGTTGATAACCGATGAAGACACCTATCCGGTAACGTTCCCCTGTGTCCTTATCTCAACCATTGAGGCGGAATGGACGGATATAGGTATGGGGGTTCAGAAGGGGGACTGTAACATAACCGTCAAACTGGCGATTGATTGCTACGACGACACGCATTACGCTTCCGGAACGGAAGACAAGATCAGGGAACGGCTGCAAATGAATAACAGCCTTTATAAATTGCTTCAGGGCTTCCGAAATACTAAGGAAATGGGATCACTTAAAAGGGTGAAAAGTACCGATTATTCCATACCTGGGGGAAAGAAAGTATATGAAACGACTTTCCGGTTCAACTACCACGATAATAGTGCGGCTATTCGCCAGTAAACAGGCACAACTGGGCGGGTGTTATTTTGGGTTTGCGAACTTTGGGTACTGGCTGCACTACTATGTCAGTCAGTTTTCGGCAGTTCTTCCGGATGATTGCCATTATACGTTCTTCGGATATAAAGAATTCGTCCCTGGAAAGAACTTTCAGGGCGTCGTCAAAGCGCAAACGCTGTACTTCCGTCCAATAATAGTAACGGCGTAACAGCTTTTCGTCTCTAAGACTGATTAATTCTTTACTTCTTCCTTTTGGCATAGGGCATATTTTCTACACAAAAGTAGTATTTTAACGGCAAACAAAGAAAGAAAAAAGCCTGTAAACTTCAAATTTACAGGCTTTTATTAACCCCGTTAAGCTAACGGGTAACTATTCCATCGTAATAGCGTCGAAACGGTCATCTTTTCCGGGAACAAACGGTCTTACCTTCGTGACAACCCGGCTACTTACTTTTACCTTCCCGCTACCTTTGCAGAAACGACATTCCAGGGACGGCTGGCTTCGGTCTGCCCGGTTGAATACAAACCCCAGTCCCGAACAGTTTCGGCAAATGGTAAGATGTGGCGCAATGTCCCGGATTACAGTACGAACTTCAAGACTTGTCATTTCGGCCATTTTATCCATATACCGCTGTTTTACCTGGCTGTATGCGGTATATTTATAACTTTTGGCAAAGTTCCGTTCCTGGGCTGTTCCTCTGTTCTCCACCTGATCCGCTACACCCAGGAGAATTTCTTCGCCCCAACGTAGCGCACTGTTAAGCTGATCCGGTGTCTGACAGGAGTCCAGCACCCGCAAAATGGGTGCCAGCTTCTCATTGAATAACTTTTCAACTTCCATCACTTCATGGCCGCCAGTGACAGCGGTAGTTTTTCGTCGTTACCGTTTTCATTCTTCAGAGTTACCTCTATAAACTGGCAGGAAGGTTCCGGACGGTAAGCGGCTCTAATGATAGCGATACCGTCCAGGAACATTTCATCCTGTTTCTTTTGTGCCAGTTTTTCCAGTTCCAAAACCTTGCTGGCCTTCAGGTTCCCTTTGCGGTCTTTTGCCAGTAAGCCCATAACTGTTTCAACCAGGGCGGCAGTATCGTCGTCCTTTGCCAGTGAAGCCAGGTAGTCCTTCACCTTTGCAATTCCAGCGTTTACGGTGTCGTCCCAGCCTTCATTTACACGATTGCCCAGGGTGATAGTCATAAGGCCGTCCTGGGTTGTAAACGTGTTGCTACGGCGGTCTACTTTCGTCTTAAACAGTTCGTCCTTCATGTCGATCAGCAGTTCGGCGTCTCTGAATACTTCCTGTTTAACCAGCATCATCTGGCTACTAAGGTTCTGTAACTTTTTGATGTTGGTAGTTACAAACTTGTCGGTAAGCGCCTTGTACGTTTCCCGGTCTTCCTGTTGCTTTTGTTTTCTTGCTTTGTCTTCAGCTTCAAAACGGGCACGCAATTCGGCACGTTGTTCTTCTGTCATTTCGTCATACTTCAGTTCCATAATTTTTTTGTTTTAAATTGTTGATTTCATTAAACTATTTTATCATTTATCTGTTTTTATCTTAAAACCTTGTGGCATCGCTCTGAGGAATTTTATATATTTGCACTCAGAAAGTACCAACAGGTAGAAAATATAAGAAAGCGTTTCGCTTTATTCGTGGATTTCTAAAACGGCCAAATTTCAGAAATAGCCCACAGAATAAGCTGGATGCTCACGGTTTGCGTGGGCTTCACTTATGTGGGCATGGGGCTTGGCCGTTCCTTGAAATCTAATAAGTGAATGTCCCACGCTTTTTTTGTTGGTACGCTTGGCGGGACACCGGGCGATAAAACTATCTTCGCTTATGAAAAAGCAAACATCTTTAGGCTTCAATCTGAACGGCCTGTTGTTATTAAACATCTTATCCGCACCTGTACCCGAACACCGGGAAATTTCAAAGTACAAAGGTCTGACCACCGGCGAGATCAGGCGAGCGTTCAACGTTTCCGCAGAACTGCCTACCGATGATCCGGACACGTTCGTCATAGAAACACGCCTTCCTGAAGGAACCTTATCTTTTGAAATTAACTGTAACATTTGTATTAACGCTTTCTTATTTTCTGATAACTAAATTTATTCGCCTGAAGGGGCGGTGGCTCCTTCGGGTGATACTTTGGGTTCAACCATCGGAATATCCAGGTCGATCATAAAATCAATCGGTAACGCTTCTACCGTTGTTTTAAACTTGATAGAGTTTATAACACTTTCCGGTAATTTCTCGGTTTGTCTCAAAGCGTTCTTTACCATAGTGACAACACGTTCGTTTATCAATTCGGTAGCTTGTGAGGCTGTTACACGTTGTTTCTTTGTAGCTGCAACCCCTTTTATTGTTTGGTGGCGGCCGCTTACTTTTACTTCTGTTTTAAATTTAAAATGCTTCATACTAAATTATTTTAGATTGTTAATTACTTAATTGTGTTTTAATGGCTTCCATTATCATAGAGTCGGCCGTAAAGGTATGTTCCCGAAGGTTGTCAATACGCTTACTTTGCAGGGAGTCCATGAACTGAAGGAATTCCACGTCAGACTGTAACATGATTATCTTTGCTTCCTGTTTGGCATAACCCAGGAACAGGCACACACATACGGCCAAACCGGCCACTACTTTTAAAACTGTTTTCATAACTTTTTGAATTTAAACAT